ATGGAAGAGACAAAAAGTAAAATGCTAAGGCGGGCTATCTTGGCGATTCCTTTTGACAGAGATGAGGTGCCGGATTCAATCACAACAGATGATGTGCTTCATCGTTGGCCCCAACTATCTGTAACCGGATATGCACCATATCACGTTGTACAGCTTGCAAATGCTTTAGATGAATCGGCCATATCAGATGATCTAATGAACACGTTTATGGATGCCCTCAATTGGTACAATAAATTCCATTCTTGATGGACTCATAATCGCTTGGTCGCTGGTTCAAGTCCAGCAGGGGCCACCAAAAATCAAGGGCTTACGTGAAAACGTAGGCCCTTAGTCTTTTCTAGGATACCTATAGGATACCGCAGGGAAGTATAAGCGAGTACCTAGCACCTTCTGCTATTACCGCCTCAATATTTTCTAATGCATTATCATTTTACTGCTGATCGCTTGAATACATACCGGCGCTGATAATGGCTCCGCCAATTTCTCGCTCCCCGTAGAGAACGGGAACGGGATACCCCATAGCCACCGTATTGACTGGAGCACCAAACGCATAGTTGGGTTTATTATCCGTACTGGAAGACGCGCCAGCATTGAATGAGGGTTGAGGTGTCAGCATCTGTACCACTCCGCCCAGCGTCATAGATAATCCAAGCCCGGTTAATGCTGTTGTCGTCCCTGCAATAGCTGCAGCACTCATTCCAGCGGATCCAGCCCATGCAGCAAAGGAAGCGCCGGCAGTAAAAAAGGCAGCGACCAGCGCCACTGCACCGATCACTACCTGAAGTACTCCGGCATTTTTTGCCCCCTCAATAATGGGACTGATGCGGTAGGTATCACTACCCAGAGTCATATCGAACTCTTCAATCCCAATATTGCTTTTCCCGCTGAAAAAGGCGAAGCGAATCCCCTTCATATGCGCTTCTGACATGTACTTTTTGAAACCGGGAACCTGTGAACACATTGCCCTCAGCATTTCTCTAAGGTCAGAAACGTGATATTGATGCCGTTTGCCAAATTTCTTAGCCATTTTTCCATCAAGAATAAGTGTTTTTAACATTACTCATCTCCGTCCAGAGGTGCATATCACATTTTGTCTTCGACATAGATCCCCGCCGAAATGATGGCGCCACCGATACGGCGTTTTCCATAAGCCAGCGGAACGGGATTACCCTGGGCGGTTGTGTTCGTTACGCCACCGAACGCATAGGATGCTTTGTTATCCGCATCCTGCTTACTCGACAACCCACCGGGCTGCGGGGATAGCATTTGAGCAACACCACCTATCGTCATAGAAGCACCGATGCCGAACATCATATTACTGGCTGCGATACTCACTCCCGGCATCCAGATAGACGTAGCAACCAGCACAGCACCCAAAATAGTTTGTAGCAGACCAGACCTTTTACTTCCCATAATAACTGGCACAATGCGGATTTCCCGGCCGCCAGCTGGGAACACAAGTTCGTCTTCCCCAATATTCTGTTTCCCACGAAAAATACTGAATGTCAGCCCGCGGGATTTACTCGTATTCAGATACTTCTCGAATCCGGGCAGCGTTGCAGACAAAGCCCGGATAGCTTCCTGCGTCGTAGTGATCAAGCGCTTATGTTCCCTTCCAAATATTTTGGCTAATGAACCGCTCAGTTTAATCGTCGTCATTACCTCAGTGCTCTGCATTGTCTTCCCCCGCAAGTGTAGATCGCTGATAAGGCTGATTTGAGATCGTATAATTTTCTCTTACAACTACTTCCCGGCGCGGGTGGAATATCCCGCAGGCGCTTTGAAACTGTCTGCCTGTGTACCCCCGTAACATCAGCCAGTTCGGTAATAGTTAACCGTATTTGTTTCATCATTCCCCCCAAAGATGATGAACAAAAAACAAACAACTCATCATCTTTTCTATTTTTCATCATTTTCATTACTGTAAAATCATACAGTTAGCACATGATGATGATGACCATAGAATTCAAAAACGAGCCGTTTTCCGCGAGCCCGCCGCCCCGTGGCAGGTCGCCCCGCCCGGAGGACCCACGAGAAATGGGCAGCCGTGGCCGCCCCTCTGCTCTTATGCCCCACTCGATTTGACCAGCCCACGGTAGTCCAGCGCAGCCACACCTGCATCGATGCGCACCTTCCAGGCGATACCATCAACGGTGAAGCCCTCCTGCTGCTCAAGATATGGCGTATCCATTCCGTCGAGATAAGCCACCTCGATAGTGTCTGTGCCCTGTGCCGCCGCAACATACCACTGCTTGTTGTCCGCCTTATCCAGTCGCGGCTCAACCACCACCTGAGCCATATCTTTAACCACGTTAATAATGCCGGGGTTCTGGTTCAGTGTGCCGTCCTGGTCTACCGGGAAAAGCGAGGAAGATGAGAGCACAGCGCGATTGGCTGCCCCTTCCAGAGCAGCAGGAACGAGGATATAGGCTGGGATAACATTGATTGGGTCGCCGTTTGCATCCTCCTGCAGGCGCATAGCCTTACGGGCTTCATTGAGTCCGTCTGTATCCATCCCTTTAGCAATGAGGTTTTTATGGTCGGCGTGGAACAGCGCTTTACCATCGGTGAACTTACTGTTCGCTGTCAGGTTGAGGTAGACCAGATTACCTACGGTACGCGCCGCAGCGCGGCCCATTGCCTGGGGAATGGTCGTTAACTGGTTCAAATCGTCATTGATGACGGCCTGGCGGGTAATGGAGAAGATATTGCCGTACGTCGCTAGAGCGATAGGTACGCCACTATCACTCGTTGTGACATATTTATACTCAGCACCTTCCGGCACCTTATCCAGCTCAGAGAAGCCATTCAGCCCAACGCGCTTGGCTTCATGGAAGTTGGAGAGCGAGCCGGTTTTAGTCCACTGCTGGAATGTTTCACCGCTGTTCTGCCAGCCGGTCAGCACCGACTTTTCAGCGCCACCAGCCAGGATATGCGAGAAATCGCTGCTGCTGTGCGTAAATGCCATATTCACAATCTGTGAACGGTTGCCAAAAGCACTGACGCTGATACCGCGATCCACCAGCGAAGCCTGAGCCATATCAAACAGGCTCATCATGGCGTAAGGGTTTCCACGTTCGGCGCGTTCGTGACCCAGACGGGAATAAAGCCCCTGGCGGATAGCATCGCCGGTAATGTTGCCGTTACCTGCGTAAATGTGTGCATCAGTGGTTTTATTCGACGGCGTTCCGGTTTTGCCCAGTGAGGCCAGCAACATGTCTTTCGCTTTCTCCGGAGTGCAGTCCACATCCTCCAGGCACTGCATCTTCAGCGAATCATGCTTACCGCCGAACATAGCAAACAGGTCTTTAATCCCGTTGATGCGGTTATGCTCTGGTACCGCGCTGCCGGTGGAGCCTTTCGGGCTGGTGATCATCCCTTTAATATCTTTTGGCATATGCTCAAAATCCTCAATTCGTTTCGATTCAATACAGGCCATTGCACTGACCGCCGGTAACAGCTCATCAGCGAAGCCCTGAGCCACACATTCACGCCCATCCATCCAGGTCTCACTCTCGAGCATGGCCCCCAGCACTTCGGCAGACTTACCCGTTTTGCGGGCATAAGCCGGGATAAGAACGCTTTCTACCTTGTCCAGTAACTCAGCATAGTCGCGCATATCGTTGGCATTTCCGCCAGATATGCCCCACGGCTTGTGGATCATCATGAGCGCATTTTCTGGCATAACGATGCGGTCGCCAGCCATCGCTATAACTGACGCCATAGAAGCGGCCAGTCCATCGATATGCACTGTGACTTTTGCCGGGTGTTTATTCAGGAGGTTGTAGATAGCGATCCCGTCGAAAACGTCACCGCCGGGTGAGTGAATATGCAGGTTGATATGGGAAATATCACCCAGGGCTTTCAGATCCTCAGAGAACTGCTGGGCAGTGATACCCCAGCCGCCGATCTCCTCGTAAATACTGATATTGGCGCTGGTGGCGTCGTTTGATGCTTTAATGGTGTACCAGCCTTTCATAGCCATGCCCCCAGCGTATGGTGATGCCAGTAGTTCACGCTGCTACGCACAATCTGGCCCTTAGTGGGGACTGGCATTTCCGGGTGATTCTTGCGGATGAATGCCTGGTACTCCTCGATCTTCTTCATGGTTTCAGCATCGATATGAACCGTACCGCCTTTATCGTGCTGCTTATTGTTCCGTTCTGCCATCTTCTTACCCTTATCGTGATTGATGGTACATGCACAATCATTGATCAACAAAAGTGGTAAGTAAAATCATTTTAATCAGAAAAACAGATTAATCAGGTTCGGACATAAAAAAACCGGGTTTCCCGGCAGCAAGATTTACTCAATTTTTTTATGCGTATAGATACAAAACGTGGTGGGTTACGTGGGTTATTGGGTTATCTTCGCTTGCTAAGTATTTTTTATTCCATAAATTCAACAAGTTAACATTCAATCAACACAAAAACGTAACCCACTAACCCCCTCAAATAACCCACTAAGCCGTTTTTAAAGTGGGTTACGATTTCGCTGGTGGGTTATTTTGCCCTGTCAGTGGGTTATAAACGGGGTAAAGTGGGTTACTGGTGGGTTACGATGTTCCTTTAAAATCATTACCTTAATGCACTTATCCACTGTATAACCCACGTAACCCACTAATTTTTACCTCACGTGTATAAAAAAATTACTCGTCATCAGGCGAGAACATCAGCACATAAAACACATGCTGCTTGCCGCCCATCTTGCGGAGTGCTTTCTTCTTGTACCTCCCTTTATCCCCGGTCTCAAGCATCCCGGCACTGGCTAAAGCCCTGGCAAATTGCGTATGGTTAAAGCCTCTGGCTATCTCCTGCTCAAATGCCGCGGGGAAGGTGTAGAACTTAAACACTTCATCACTGGACTGACTTCCCGTTCTGTACCCCGCAAGCTCTTTAATCGGCAGATCGCGGGCGTCACTTTCCGGGTATGGAAGGTAACGGCTGAATCCGTAGGTATTCAAAAACGCTTCGCACTGCTCGATAATCTGCTGGTGCTCTTTGTTCCCGGTGCCGAACTCTTTCACCCAGGCATTAAAGCTGTGCTGGATAGCATCACGGCTGGCCTGTTCACTCCACCCGGTTATATGGCAGGACAACACAAGCGCGGCCTCCAGTATTGCAAAACGTTCCGCGACCCTGTGAACCTGTTCCCCATAGTCAGCCGGAATAAGGCCGCGCCATCGTTCCTGCGCATCCCTGACCGCCTGCTTTGCTTCCTGCTGGTGGGTTGCCAGCCATTTAACCCATTCACGCCCCGCCGCACCGTGATTATCAAGCCATGCCTCTTTCAGCGCGTCGGCGTGGGCTTTACCGTTGGGTTGCCCGTTGAATACGGTTGCTTTCTCCATCGGGATATTCAGAAGCCGCACAAGCTGCCCGGCCTTTACCCTAAGTCCACCAGCGGAAAGAAACGTTTCTATGTCCATTTCCCCGGTACTGATCGCCACAGTGCGCCAGCGTTTTAACTCACGGTTTCCACCTTCTTTGGCTCCCTGTAGCTTTCCAGCGCCGTTAAACAGCGTATAGGCAGACGTGGCAACATCACGGGCATTGCTTCCCTGTCCTATCTCATCCAGCGGCAATAAGCCGTCATTGTGGGCTTCTGCCTCATTTGCAATGCCTAATGCCGTCCCGTACCAGGTGAGGCGCAACGCATCAGGAACGCCCCATACACTACTGGCGATATTCGCCGTTGTTGTCTTACCTGCACTGGACTGCTCAAAAAGGTGAACCCCGAACCCGTCAGCACCCACCAGCCCGATAAGCGGCGCTGCCATTGATGCCGCCACGCCCAGCATCATTGACGGATTACCACACGCAAGACGCGCAACGCTATTACGCCAGCTTTCCGCCGTTCCTGTAACGTCATATCCCCCGGCAGCGGCACTACGCCCGTTAAACAGTATCGGCGTTTCGGGCTCACCTATGACCTCGCCATCAGGCATAACATAAGCGCCATAGTGCCAGCCTGACGTGTGGCTGATTCGCCATTCCTGCCCGGTGCCACTTTGTTGCAGCCAGTCAGCCAGAATCGCCCGGAATGTGTTTTTGGTCGTGACGTTTACCCCACCAGCCTTTAACGACCGCCACCCGTCACGCTCGCCAATGTCAGCACAAGGGATCGCCCGCGTAATATCTTCATGACCACGTGGAGAGCGCCAGCGCAACACCAGATAGCGCTCCGCACCGTCGCTACCTGAACCCACCACCTCGATCGGGGAACACAGCCACGTTTCAGGGTTAATAATCTCTCCGGTTTCTTTATCGACCTTCGGTGTTACCCAGAAAACGCCATCATCACGGCTTTCGACACGAGGTTTTAGCTCATCCCCGGTTTCTGTTTTTGGTGCTCGCTTAGTGACTGGCAACTGGTGAATATTGCTTTCCTCAGCGTTAAATTGTTCCCGCAACCGGTTCAGATAGTCTCGCCAGTCCTCCGGTTCCCGGTCTGGGATCCCCTTATACAGTCTGGCATCCTGCACACCTGCCCGCGCCAGCTTCTCACCAATGGCATTAATCAGTATCGGCTCAATGCTCCCTGCCAGATACACACGGGCACTACGGCGCCCTTTGTCGATAATTTGCAGGTTATCCAGCTCTGCCAGCTGTTTTGGCCCCAGATAGATAGGCGGCGTTGTATCTTCGGCAATTTGCTTACCGAGTCCCTCTTCCCATCCCTTGGCGTGGGCGTAGGCATCAGCACCGGCAAAAATAACCGCCTCTGTGAATTTTTCCTTAGGCAGGTGTTTCAGGTTCGGAGCGCTTTTCATTTCGGGATCCCCCCGCTCATCTGAAACTTACCCAGTAATGGGTGATACCAGTACGCTGATCCGTATTTTCTTTTTGCACTACGCAGCACCAGCCGCGCCGCCTCTCTGAATTTCTCATCAGGAGCCACGAACCCGCCTGATTTTAACCGTACCAGCATTACCCCGGTGTTTTTCGCCAGTTCTTCGGCTTTCTTGGTGGAAATGCCGAACTCCGCCGCCAGCGTACTAACCGGACTCATACCCGGGGGGATTTCACCACCCTGGCTATCTGTGAGTGATTTGATCTGCAGCTCGAGGTTCAGTACCTTTTCCACCAGCAAATCGAGGCGCTTTTCCAGATCGTTAAATTTTACGTTACTGATCATTGGCCGCCATCCTTGCAAGACTTAATCTGGTCGAGATTCGAGATATCCAATTCATTTGCCAGTTCATCAGCAAGGCGGTAAGCAAGGCCAGTTAAACTCATTACATGGAGACGCTCTTCATCCCCTCTGATCGTTGCCAAATAAGAAGCGCATGACAGAAGCGCGGCGACCTCTTGAGCCAATGTCAGAAGATCACTTTTAGTGCGGTATGTATTAATCATGGCCCACCACCTCCCTATCTGAGGCGCTATCAAAAGCCCAACCGCGGCGGGTGTTGTAATCAAAGAACGCGACCCGGCATGGTGCTTCTGCCCGAATTTTAGCGGCGAATACCATTTCCCAGCCCGGGAAAGCTGCGCGGGCATTCTCTTCAGTATCAGTATCAAAACGAAGAACTACCGGCGAACAGTCTGGATGGCTCTTAGGGGTTGCCAGAAAGAGCCATGTAAATTTTTGGTGAGTTTGGGTATGCTGTTTATCAGCCATAACTGTTACTCCAATTAACGGTTTGGTTAGAGGCCCGGTTAGTGTTCCACCACTGCCGGGCTTCGCTGTTTCTGCACCACTGCAAAGCAAGGTGTAAGACACAAGATAGATTAAAGGTGTCTTACACGTCAACACTTTTAATACTCGTGTTTTTGTGTATATTGTCTTACACCAATTGTAATGGAGCTTAGAGATGGCAACGGGTCCAAAGAACTCAAAATCACAATCTGTCACGGCAAGGATTGCCCATGAACTGATCGAAGGAATGGAGAAATTCAAAGAGCCAGGGGAAAGCACCGGCCAGTTTATTAATGCAGCCGTCCTAGGTGAAATTAAGCGGCGCCAGCGTAAGAAAACTAAAGAAGAACCAGAAGGCAGAGCAGACTCCAGATCTGGAGTTTGACCTACATTTTTTGTGTAGGTCAGCTCCACAAAATCATGGGTAAAAACAGCGGACGTAAAATTGCGCTGGCCTCGACACTCAATATTTGAGTTCGCCAAAACGGGCGAGCACAAAGGAAGGATTTGTACACATCCTAATGCGGTGCGCAAAAACAGGGTATGCGCCACCGGCTCACACTCCCCCCATTGGGGGAAGTATTGCCGGGTGTTGAGAATGCAACCGACTATCTGTGAGATGGTCGCTACTGAAAACTCAGGAGATTGGGTATGCTGCAATGCAGTCCCCCGCCAGGGTGTAAACGCCAAAACTGGCGTAAACCGCGCCAATGGCGCAGTTCCTGTAATCTCAGGAGCGCTTAAGCTTTGACCACCAGCAGCAGGCCTGGTATGCTGATTCTGTTCTCTGTTTTCGGTACTACACTGGCGGCCCGGCATGGTCGCCTTTGTTTTTTGTGCCATACCTCCCCCTTAAGCTGCTTTGCAGCGGCTTTGCTGCCACTCAGAAACCTCAGAGAGAAGCCAGCCAACGGCACGCCCACCCAGCTTACGGCGAGCAGGGAATTGCCCTTCCTTTTCCATCATGTAGCGTGTTGTGCGGCAGATACCGGTTAACTGTCGACACTCAGCTTCACGGATCACTCGTTCGGCTGGCGGTTGTGATTGTTTAAATTTGTTCATAAAAAAATGCTCTCGTTCGTCAAGGTTCGAGAGCATTTAAATATTTATGGTAATGGACCTCTGGAAACTTCCAGTCGGTCGGAGGAAATTCCGTTATGCAAAATCTATGTCAGCATCCTTAAGCCAATCAGCAATGGTTTTCCCAGATGGCAGAGCTATCCCCCTCAGTTGGAAATCCTTGCATATTTCACTATCTTTACTTTCAATAAATTTCCTTGGGCTTTCTGCTACATCATCACCATAATGAATAGCTAATAATGCTTTAATCATTGACGCTCTGTTATTCGCTATTGTCTTACTAACTTCCTCTTTACTGACGGTAGTTCTATTTCCAATTTCATAAACTTTTTTTCTACCTACAGTTAATTTCCTTACTTTGCATTCATCTCCCAATATGATAGAAATTGCTTCTCTAGATACGAGTAAATCTTTTTCCGAAAAACTACTCTCATCATTTACACTTGCATTACAATTAATATCAACATCACCCAAAGGAGAAAAACAAAGCTTCACATATGGAGCCGTAAAATCACGGTTAATAATGAAACTTGATATATTCCAAACACCTTTAAGGTAGGCTTTAACTCTGGGTTTATCCCCATATTTTGTTAAGACCTCAGCCACCTGCTCAACCGTTTCACAACATTCAAAATCAGATGTCGCAATGATAGAGAACTCAGAAACATTGATGTAATAATCATGTCTTTGTTCTGAGTTAAATATTTTATTTGCAACATCCATAAGGGTGCCATCAAATTCTATATAACCTAACATTGAGTCATCACGCCCAAACTCATGCGATAGATTAATTGCACCGATTTCCGCCCAATGGAGCAAGTCTTCAACTTCACATCCAGCACCAATAAATCTGGTAGCCCGCTCTAATGTGCAATACTCTAATGCTGGTAACTCGAAATCTTTCATTTTGCCACCTTAAAAATCATTACATTTGAATCGCCAGTAGAGATAACCTCTAATCGTTCCATCCATTTATTCAGAGCATCCAGCTTTTCTGGCAAGTATTGACTGCGGTTATACACAGCCATGACACCGCCCAACGTATGCCCTAATAGTTGTTCAACCACATGAGGGGCAATCCCCATATTATTTAGTGTGGTAGAGAACGTGCGGCGCAGATCATGAAGCGTCCACGGTTCAGAGTGATCAAGACGTTTATAAACTCCTCTTCCCCATTGGCTGACCGCCTCCGACTTCTTAATCTCGCCAAGCAGCAATCCGCTATCCTTATGCTGTTCAATCAGTCCTGCAATAAATGGGCGTATAGCCTCGGGGATTGGCCGTAGAATTTTCTCCCCGCCTTTGCTGTGTTCTTTTGGTACCGTCCAGATCCAGTCTTTTAAATCCCACTCCGTGACGCGAGACAATCGCAGCTCTTGTGTTCGACAGCCAAATACCACCAGCAGGCGCAGCAGCGCAGAGTAATAAGGCTTAAATTTAAGTCCAGAGCATTCCTGCCAGATATCCGCAAGTTCTTGTTTGGTGTGCTCTCTGTCTCGCTTATTCGGTTTACGACCAACATCATCTACGGTCAGATCGTCCAGAACGTTACTTACCGCGTAGCGATGAACCCGGCAGAACTTGAGGGCCTGCTTACACATTTGCAAAAGATAGCAGGCCGCTACAGGCGCTTCGTTCCTTACCCTGGCGAAACACTCAAGCCAGTGCCGGGTTTCGCACATCGATAACGGATAATCGCCTATGTAGGGAAAGATGTGCTTCCTCAGTTGCTCGGTGTGCTTGTCGACGTTCGCACGCTTGTGGGTAGCGTATTCCCTGATCCAGTAGTCCATGGCTTCTTTTACTGTCACCGGCTTGAGCGTTTCCTGTGTGGTCACATTCAATTGGTGCTTTGGATTTTTACCTTCAGCCAGCCATGACCGACACTGTTCGCGTTTCTCTCGAGCAGCTTTAAGGGAAAGGTCGGGGTAATTACCCAGTTTGATACGCTGCGATGCAGACTCCCGCCCGCCGATTCGGAAGGTGAAATACCAGGTTAAAATCCCCGCCCGGGATACCTTTACACTCAGCCCATCACCGTCAGCGTAAAAACTGTCTCCGGGACTTTCCCGGCCAAGCATTTTACGCAGCGAAGCATCGCTTAATTTGTTCGTTCCACCAGCCATGAAAACCTCAGTTCATATCATTCGGCGCGCCAAACTGACTGCACCACTGACTGCACATCTCGATGTTACTCTATGAACGACAATGAACAAAGACAAACCGAAAAAGTAATTTTCCCTTTTATATTCAATATATTGAATGAACATTAACGAACCATGATAAACTGCAAAAAACGTAGGTTTTGATAATACGGCATGAACTGATACTAATCAGCGAAATGTTTGTTTTAAAAGGCGCTACTCGGCATGGGGAAGCGCCTTTTTTATTAACGTCACACGGGAGGCTTTGGCGATGAACGCAAGATGTGAACCTGTCTATTTTGGCGATGAATCTAAAAAGATAATCCTGGGTGATGCTCTGACCGAACTGAAAAAGCTGCCGTCAGAAAGCGTCGATCTCATTTTCGCCGACCCACCTTATAACATCGGTAAAGACTTTGACGGGATGGTGGAATCCTGGGACGAAGAGGCATTTTTGGCATGGCTGTTTGAGTGCATTGACGAGTGCCATCGCATTCTCAAACCACACGGCACCATGTACATCATGAACAGTACGGAGAACATGCCGTACATCGATCTCAAATGCCGCCAGCTCTTTACCATCAAGAGCCGTATCGTGTGGTCATACGATAGCTCCGGGGTGCAGGCCAAAAATCACTTTGGTTCGATGTATGAACCGCTTCTGATGATGGTAAAAGATCAGAAAAACTACACGTTTAATCGTGATGATATTTTGGTTGAAGCCAAAACGGGCGCTAAACGTGCACTGATAGACTACAGAAAGGACCCGCCCCAACCTTACAACCAGAAAAAAGTACCAGGCAATGTCTGGGAGTTTCCACGCGTTCGTTATCTGATGGACGAATACGAAAATCACCCGACTCAAAAACCCAAAGCCCTCCTTGAACGCATCATTCTGGCTTCCTCCAGTCCAGATGACAGCGTGCTGGATCCGTTTGCCGGTAGCTTCACTACCGGTGCCACTGCCGTGGAATTAGGTCGCAAGTTTGTCGGGATTGAAATCAATGCCGAGTACGTAAAAATGGGGCTCAGAAGAATGAGCATTGGTTCGCATTTTTCAGAGAATGAACTTGCAAAGGTGAAAAAGCGGAAGACAAAAAATCTGTCTAAAAAGAGTCGATTAACAGCAAAGAGCGGCGATCTTTCAGCAAAGTAA